TCCTTTAATCGCCCTTCAATACCACGAAGTCAAAATCAATCTTGACATCCGTCCTATTGATGAGTGCTTATGGGCTGTCTCCAGCTTAGAACACCCATGCCTTACCTCTTCAAAGGTAACATCTGCTTATGCTCAATCATTAGTTGCTGCTTCTCTTTATGTTGATTACGTTTTCCTTGACACTGATGAGCGTCGCAGAATGGCACAAAACCCTCACGAGTACCTCATAGAACAACTTCAATTCACCGGTGATGAATCTGTTGGTTCTTCTTCCAACAAAATCAAGCTTAATTTCAATCACCCCTGTAAGGAACTTATCTGGGTCGTCCAACCTGATGAGAATGTTGATTACTGCGCTTCTTTAGAATGCGGACAATCTCTTTTCAAATTACTCGGTGCTCAACCTTTCAATTACACCGATGCTCTTGATGCTCTTCCCCCTGCTATCCATGCTTTCGGATCTGAAGCTTCTATCTCTAACCAAGTTGGAGCCAGCGGAAACACTGCCTTTATTGACCCTAGTGGTCTTTTCCATGATGCTGCTCCTGGAAATATTACAGGTGCTACTAGTGGCTGGACTGAGCATAGTGCTGGAAATTATGCCGGTCCTCATTTCAACGTTGAATCTGGTGATAACACCGCCGGTGTTTCTGATGCCGGAACATTCGTTCTTTCCGAAACTGCCCTCAACATGCATTGCTGGGGACAAAATCCCGTTGTCACCGCTAAGCTCCAACTTAACGGTCAAGACAGATTCTCTGAACGTGAAGGAACTTACTTCGATCTTGTTCAACCTTTCCAACACCACACTCGCAACCCATCCACTGGTATCAATGTTTACTCCTTCGCTCTTCGCCCCGAAGAACACCAACCTTCCGGAACATGTAATTTCTCCAGAATTGATAACGCTACTCTTCAACTTGTTCTTTCCAACTCTACCGTTGAAGGAACCAAGACTGCCAAGGTTCGTGTCTATGCCACCAACTACAACGTCCTCCGTATCATGTCTGGTATGGGTGGATTAGCCTATTCAAATTAATTTCAATAATATACCTTATTTATTTAATTACTGTATGCTAATCCACCCATACCAGACATGATACGAAGGACATTGTAGTTAGTAGCATAGACACGAACCTTGGCAGTCTTGGTTCCTTCAACGGTAGCGTTGGAAAGAACAAGTTGAAGGGTGGCGTTATCAATTCTGGAGAAATTGCATGTGCCAGAAGGCTGGTGTTCCTCAGGGCGAAGAGCAAATGAGTACACATTGATACCTTCATCGGGGCAACGGGTATGCACCTGGTAAGGCTGAACCCATGAGAAGTAAGAACCTTCGCGCTCAGAGAAACGATCTTGGCCATTGAGCTGAAGCTTAGCAACAACTACAGGGTTCTGTCCCCAGCAATGCATATCAATAGAGGTCTCAGAGAGTACAAATGTACCTGCATCAGAGACAGATGAGTTGTTGTTGTGGTCACCACTATCAACCTCATAAGGGTTACCGTAGTTACCAATAGTATTACCACCAGCAGCGCCAGCAAGAGCAGCATCAGCAGGGTTTACACCGACAGCAGGTCCACCAAGGTTGGCCTGGTTGTAAGGGTCGGATGCTCCGTGCCAGTAACCAGTGAATCCTTCAGGTTGGTGAGCGTCGGTTGCACCAGCATCGTCGAAAAGACCACGGGCATCAATGTAGTTACCGGCAGTGACTTCTCCAGGACCACCGAAAGCATGGACGGCGTTGGGAAGAGCATCAATAGCATCAGTGTAATTGAAAGGCTGGGCACCAAGAACCTTGTAAAGAAGAGCATCACATAAAAGGGATGCGCAATAATCAACATTTTGATCAGGTTGGACAACCCAGATAAGCTCCTTTACAGGGTGATTGAAATTGAGCTTAATCTTGTTTGAGGAAGAACCAACGGATTCATCACCAGTGAATTGAAGCTGAGTGATAAGGTACTCGTGAGGGTTTTGTGCGAATCTACGACGTTCATCGGTATCAAGGAACACATAGTCGACATAAAGGGATGCAGCAACAAGAGATTGGTTGTAAGCGATTGTGGCAGCGACGGTGGAACCAGAAGCGTACTGGCCAGCATTAGGGTTGGCAGCATCAAAATCACTGTTGCAACTTAAAGAAGTAACAGCCCATAAGCACTCGTCAATGGGGCGAATGTCAAGGTTGATCTTGACTTCGTGGTATTGAAGAGCAATAAGGGGAAGAGCAAGACCGGGGTTGGTACAAAACCAAAATTGAAGAGGAATGTAAAGAGTGGTCTCAGGAAGAGCATTACGAGGAGCACACACTTGACGAGGTGCAAGAGAATCGCAAGGACCATCAACATCAGCGAAAGAAGGATCAGTGATGAATGTAAGTTGAGTGGTGTTACCAATCATCTTGAAATAACCGCGTTGTTGTTCAGAAGTCATGGTAAGTTGATTCCAGATGTGCATCCAGTCACCATATTGACGGTCAATGCGTTGACCACCAATTTCAACCTCAACTTGAGCGACAAGTTGCTCTCCGGGGAAATCTAACCAACGAGCATATACACTTCCAGGACCGGTAGCCAAAGAAGTGGTGTTACCCATGTATTGGTTAATCTCAGGAAGAGTAACCTGAAGATATGTGCGATAAGCAAGATCACCATTACGACTGATGGTGCATGTCACACGACGACCGAAATCGGCCTGGCCGTTAAAAGTCTGTTCAATAGACTCAATGGCAAAGTTTGTGTATCTACGATAAGTAACTTTAGAACGTAATTTGAGGATTACCTGTAAGGTAAACATCTTGAGCGCCATAAGCGACGAGTTGCATAAGACCACC